GCAACAGAAACCGTAGTCCCACCCGCGTTTATTGCCCCAATCATCCCACAACGCACATTGGATGAACCGCGTGCGATCAATCTGCGGGTCGAGCGCGGCGTCGGTCAGATCGAGCCAGGATACGCGGAAGCCGAGGTTGGCGAACTTCATCCCGGCCACACCAGCCCCGCAGCCGATGTCGATGAGGCTGGCCATGGCAATAGGCTCAAGCACCTGAATGAAGCGCTCGACGTTCTCCAGGCCGGGCGAATAATTCTTGTATTCCTGGTAGCTCCAGATTTCCTCGTATTTGTGTCGTTCCGGCGCAGTGCTGTCGGCAATGTGCAACATTCCTTAACATCTCCTGAAGGCAAAGGCCCCGATGTCCTCGCGGCCGGCGCTTGTTTCCATGTTGCTGCTGCCAGCCATAACGAACCCCAGCCCGCGCATGACAGCGATCAGGCCGCGCCGCGTGAAGTACCAGCAGTGCTCATCCTTGCGATAATGTTTGGAGCGCAGCACATGCTCGGCGTCGCGGAATATTGGCACTGATAGAAACAACCATCGTGACGCTCGGGACAATAATGGCCGGAAGTCATGGATATGCTCGAGCACATCCCACATCGATATGGCCGGGACCGTCGCGTCGAGATCACACCACAGCTTGCGTTCTTTCAGCCATGCAATGCCGGCCGGGTTGATGTCGAAGCCCATCGTCGAGCGATGATAGATTGCGTTTCGTCTTTCAACGAATGCGCCGGAACCGATACCGACATCAACCAGCCCGCCGCGATGATATTGCGCCACGAATCTCACCCGGCCTGCCATCAGGCTCCTACCAATTGGACTGTCCGCTTGCTTTGCGAAGCGGTCGAAATAGGCCTGGTCATAAGGACATTCCGTTACTGGGAAATAACCGATGCCAAGTTCTGGGAACCATTGCAGATGTTTGCCGGCGATGGTGTCGTACAGCGTCGGCTTTCGAGGAAACGGCAGAATTGCTGCATCAGGTCGGGGATTGTCTTGTTGCAATTGTGCCGCATGTTCGTGCATTGGCAGAAATCCTTCGGGATAGCGAATCCGATGCGCGAGCAGTCGAGCCGCGGATCGAGCACCCGGCCAGGTGCGTTGTGCCCGCCCTGACCACCGAGCACGACAAAGCAGTCCCTCTTGAGCGCAAGTGCCGCCGGGATGATGAAACCCATGCCGCCGATAATGATGTCGGACGCCGCCAGTAGCGCCAGCATATCCATCGCCGGCAATTCGCCATGGATGAACTCGCTGTCGCCCTTTGGCGGTACTCCAATGAACCACTCGGCGGCATGGGCAACGTCGGCCACGCAAACAATATGATGCGTCGGCCGTAATGCCTCGACGATATCGGCAATATATTGCGGCTCGGGATTGCGCGCCGGGTTGAGCCATTCGCTCCTGACAGTGATCGGCCGCACGAAGGCCAGTGGTTTATCCGTGCGAATTATTGGCGGCGGCGGCAACGCAGGCAGACCGAACAACTGCGGCTCGAGCTTGACGCCGAACGATTGCTCCATGCCGTTGATGATCGAGCGTCCGGCCTGAAATGCTGCCTGATAGGTATTGCGCACCCTCGGCATGGTTGTCGGGCGCGGCATCCAGGTGACGCGGCTTCGCGCGACGTTCTTATTCTGCGTACGCAGCCGCGAATAACCCCCGGTTGGCCTGACAAATTTGATCGGCAGATCCGCATATAATTCCGGCCAAGAAGTTTCGAGGTAGATTTCCTTTTGTCGCGATAGCGCATGAATAAACGCGCGTTGATAGATATTGTCGCCCAAGCCCTGCATGCCGAGGATGTGTAGCCGCCGGTCAGGCGACGCGAGCGACGGGTGCGATCGGATCGGCGGCAGCAACATGGTCTTCCAATCGCACGATCGGCCAGATCGTCAGCGCGCTTCCCGGCGAAGCGTTGACGCATTCGATATTAAGCGCCGTTAGATCCTCGGCAACCTTCGGTAAGTCGGTCTGCTGGCGCCGCCAACAATCCGCGGTCGGCTTCCATGGATGCGGCGGATGGTGGTGGATCTTGCCGTCCGGCCCGGCCTTCTGATCGATGCCGAGCAGCACGATCTTTGCCACACCTAAATGCACCGCAAGATTCATCGCTGCCGTAAGCGTGGTATTTTTCACCATCAGCGTGCGCGTATCGGTGGCAAGGCCGGGCGTGGTCTTGCGGATCATTGTCAGGATCTGCGGCGGACCCGTCGCCGAAGTCGAGCAACTGACGATCTTGCCGCTAAAGTTCATCAGCGCCTTACGATGATGCAGGAACCAGCGCATGTCGGCAAAGACAACGTATTGCGCCCATGGCACCGCGAGATAAGAGCTGTTGATGGCGATGACGTTCCTGTCCTTGATCAGCTCGAGGTTCTGCTCAAGCAATGACGTTCCGCCGCCAACGATATAGCCAACTTCCCCTTTCCATAACGGCTCGATGCGCCAGTTCAAACCTGGAGTCTCATATAATTCTGAATCATTTCCGTGGCGTTTGGCGGCAAGATCGAACTCGCCGGAGCGGCGCCACCCTTGCCGGCCGCTGCATAACGGAAACGATTGTAATAGTCGCCATACGCCACCGTCGTATCACCATGCGTGGTCGAGCGGATCGATGGATCGCGGTTTGCGCTGAAATGTTGCCAGCGTAAGGTCTCGATGCAGCCTTGCGCCAGCAAGGCCGGCGCTTCGTCGGGCAAATTGTAACCGCCGCTATATTGCAGGATCACTTCGCCCGACCAATGACTGTTGACCGGCGGATACATCCACGACCACATGCCCGGCACCAGCCAAAGCAATCCGGCATCGTGGTCGAGTTCGTAGCTAGCCGGATCAACCGCAGTCCCGCCCACCGTGATCGAGGTCAATTCCTTGACCGGAAACTGCCACAGGTTGAGGCCCTTGGTCGGATCATAAAATGACGTACGGAAACTTTCCGACACCGTCAGCATGGCGAATACCCGGTCGCACAATTCGCCGATCATGCGCGATACTGTCGTGATCCTCTCGCCCAAGATGGCATCGGCCGCAGTGTTGCCATCGATGCCAAGCGCCGCGTTCACCGCATCGACCGTGGTCAGGTCATAAACCGGCGAGGTCGGCTCGAGGATGGTAACAAGAGATTTCCTCATGGCTCATATTTGCCCGTTGGACCTATGGGACCCGGCGGTCCTCGCTCGCCATCCTTGCCATCGCGTCCTTTTCTGACAAACAATTGCCATTGCTTGGAATCGCCAGGCTTGTCCTTGGCGCCTTCGACCATGCAGATCCAGCCGGCGCCGCCGCACGACACCATGTCGTCGAGATGAAAATCATCATCATGTTTCCATGGCCCGCGATAACGCCCGCGTGATGGGCCGGCGCCGTCCTTGCCGTCATGGCCTGGCGGGCCGGGAGGGCCGGGAAGGCCAGGGGGTCCAATTTCCCCTTTTAAACCGCGGATATTTCCGATTTTTTCCCAAGGCATTGTTAAAACCTACCAGTCATGTTAGGCCAACGGTTCGCCCTTTTCGCCTACTATGGTTTTCTTCCCATGATCACGCCGACCAAAGAAGAAATTGCCCGTTTTAATTCAAAATGGGTCAAGCGCGGCGACTGTCATATCTGGATCGCTAACAAAGATTCGGATGGCTACGGACGATTTTATTTTCGGTATCTTCAGAGAATGGCCCACAGAGTAGCCATGGTCTTCGCTGGCAAAACAATTCCTAAACATCATGTTGTCAATCATACTTGCCGCAACAGAGCCTGCGTAAACCCGCAGCATCTAGAATCAATCCCAGCAAACGAAAATTGGAAACGAGATTCAACAAATCCGGGCTACATAAACTCGCGGAAAACACATTGCAAAAACGGACACCCGTATGACCGCACTTATAACAACCGTAGGTATTGTTCGATCTGTGAAGCGGAAAAAACAAAACGCCTACGCGCCAAATGGAAAGCCGAGGGCCGTATTCCAATTATTTAAATTCGTATAAATCTCCGGTCTCGCTATCTAAATATAAATCTCCGGTTTTGAGATTTTTGCTTGGCATAACTTTGCCAGCCGAGATTGATAAACCGTCGCGGCCAGCCAGACCCGGATTGCCTATCGGGCCCTGTGGCCCGGTTATTGATAAACCCGGTTCTCCGCGCTCGCCCTTTTCCGGATATTTCCGCGCGGCCAGGATTTTGACTTCCGCCCTCAGCTCATCGATTTGCGTTTTATAGATGGCACAGTGATCCTTGATGATCTCGGCGATCTCGCGCCCGATCGTGTCCTCAAGCTGCAGTTGCATGGCCTAGGCTCCTGCGGATGGCTTCGAGCAAGGCACGCTGATTAATCGGCGTCGGTGCCGGGGCAACAGGAGTCGGGGCAGGAGCGGCCGGCAATGCCGGGGCATTGGCCCGGTTGGACAGCGCCTCAAGCGTGAACATCTGCTGCTGCGCCATCGGCGATTCGCCGCCCTTGACGTCGATATAGCCAAGCACCCGCCTTGCTTCGTTCGGACTCAAAATGCCCTTGCTCACGGCTTCCGCCAACACCGTGATTTGTGTCTGCGAGTCCATGCGGAACAGGCCAGTGAGGTCGAACTCGGCGCGATAGCCGGCGGCAATCAAGCCAAGGCCTTCCGACAGGATCAGTTCGATATGCTCGATCAGACTTTGCAGACATGACTTGTAATATTGCAGGTCGAGCAATTCGGCATTGTTGTAATTGGGCGGATCTTTCACCCCGACCATGAACGCGGGGATGCCGAACGCAGTGCAGATCGTTTCGTCGGTATGCTTGAGCTGCTCGATCAGTTGGCTATCAACGGCGTTTTGCGTCAGCGGATTCCATGTCAGCCCACTACCGAGCACCGCGACCTTGCCCTGGTTGTTGCCGGTGTAACTGTTGTGCCAATTGTTGGTTAACCGTTCCGCCGTTACCTGATCGATATTGGCTGGTGCGGTGAGAACGCCGGACGGCCGCGCCGCATTGTTGAAAAACGATGCCGAGAACTGCTGGATGGAAAGCCCGCGCGCCGCGGGTGCCGCGGTCGAGTACAGCGGCGACATGCCGACCAGCGGATGGAACAGGCAATTGATGCGATCGTGCATGATTTCATCGCCCGGCACCGTGACATGCTCGTCGGTAAGGCCGGCCAGATGATCCGTATTCAAGTCGTAAAAGATCGTCCCATCATTGGCCACCAGCGGCCGGACCCGATTGGGATCGAGCACGTAAAGCGCGCTGACCACGTTGCGATTGTCACGCTCCTTCAGCACGAAGGCATTGCCAGCGCGCAATTTCGAGATTAGCCAGCTTTCGAAGAATTGAATTCGTGTCTGAAACTTGTTGGGCTTGCCGAGTACCGGCGAGAAAGCCGCGGCGGCGGTTTCCTGCCAAACCTGATCGACCGGCGCCATCAGCTTGACGCGCATCTTGGCGACGTCGGCGGCGATCATGGAGACGCAACGATACAGCGTCGCGTTCTGTAACGGGTTCTCCATGCTGAGCGGCTGGTTGCGCTGCCAGGCGCCGGCAAACGGTTCGCGCACGATCGGCCACCAGCCTCGGTCATAGACCGCAGTCGGCAGCATCGGCGACTGCTTGCGCACGGAAACCTCGAAGCCGAGGATTTTCATCCTTCCTCGGCCTCGAGCTTGCGGTGCCGGTAGCGTTGTTTTTTGCGTTCCGGCACCGCTGCATCTTCACTTTCCGCAGCCAACTTGGCCGCGGTCAATACCATGCGATGCGCGTCTGACAGCGCCTCGAACATTTCGCCCGCCTTTACTCTGCGGTAGTTGTATTCGAACGCCTTCAACGCGCGCATCATCATCCGGTCACCGCCCCGGCATAGGCCGCGTTGGTGAGATAGAACACGCCCTTGTCTCGCCCGCGTACCCAAGTGATGTAACGCTCGGCACGCACGAACACCAAATTGTTCTGGAATGCCGAGACCAGGTGGTAGTTGCCTGCGGCCGGTGCCGAATCGAGTTCGACCGATGCCTCGCGTGACACGTCGATCTGGATCCCGCCCTCGTCAGCCACGAAGATCGATGGCGGATGCATGGCGGTGATCTGCCCGGCCGGCGAGTTGTTCGAGGTGATCACATTGACCCCGAAGATACTGCCGCCGTTGCCGTTGATGTTGGGGAACTGCATGACGCCCAACGTCGTCATCATGCTGCCGATAGCTGTCGCCAGCACCGGTTGCATGATCAGGGTCAACCCATCCGTCGGAATATTATACTCCTGGAAGTGGAACAGGATCTGCCGGATGTCATGGATCACCGCCGTGATGTCGGTGCCGGATGCTGCGTCACTGTCGGCGCCGTTTGTGATCGAGGCCGGCGACACGTTGGTCACTGCGGTCACCGTTGGCTTGATGAATTGCTCGTCAAGGAACTTGGCAATGCCCTTGGCGAGATTGTCACGCACCAGCAATTCCACGGACGGGCTGGAGAAACGCGCCAGTTCGTCGGTAACGCCCATGATACAGGCCGTCTTGGCAAAGCTCAGCGTGACGGTGTCGAACGAGCCTGCAGCAACTGGCTTGCTGGCGCCTTCCCCGACCCAGGTTGCCGTGATCACGCTATTTTCACGCGGGATGCGCGAGTTAAATGGGACCCGCGTCAGCCCGGGAATGCGCCCCATGAAGGTCTGCGGTACCAGGAATTCGAGGAACTCGCTGGCGAGGTTTTGCGGATAGACCAAGACGCCCGCATAGGCCGGCGTGGTAACCGTGCCGGTGGCAACCGCCGCCTTGATGTCCATTTCGATTTGCGGCCATTGCCCGCAGTATTGCCGCGCCACCGAGATGACGTCACGATTATACATCCCGGCATGGATTTGACAGGCCAACTTCTTGATCATGCCGAGCCCTGGCGGCAGGGTTGGCGCCTTCACCTGGATCGATGAGGAATGCATTTCGATGCCTTCGCCATTGGAAACCGGTTTTGCCGTGCTGATCAGTTCCTTCTCGATCAATCTGCAGTCGGCAAGCTCGCGATCCACCGACTTGATAACGGCAGAGTGTTCGTCAAACGCGGTCTGTTCGGTCTCGTCCTTGGTGCGATCTTCTTCGACGATCTTCGCTTGAATTGCGTCGCGCGCGGCCACTTCGGCGGCGCGTTTTGCCTCGAGATCCTTGAGTCTCTC